GTCTTATAACTGCTAAACAATCATCAATTGTTTTCCATTCCAATTTACTCACCTCAGTTATTTGAAAATTATCCAAGTAATCCTCCATTTCGGCCATGTGAGCCAAGAAATATTTGTGTTTGTACGACTTATAATTTGTCCCGATAAATATCTCTTCAAATGGCAATACGTTTTCTACAAGAGAAACAGCACCTGCCGATATACCCGTCTCCTCTTCAAACTCTCTTAAGGCGCATTCCACGTCTCTTTCCTTAAAATTGCGACGTCCCTTTGGAAATTCCCATTCTGGTTCCGGCCAGCTGGTCGTACTTCTCTGCACAATGTCGTTTAGGGTCACCATCTCGTTGTTAATATTAACCCCCTCTCTAATTAACTCTATTTTCTTTAACGATGCCATTTCTTCGTTTTTATATTGTCCGCTGTTCATTCCACCCCACATTGTTTTCCATAATTCATCAAACGGTTTAGTTAGAATATTGTTCTTTTCCTCCACCGACATTTCATTTACAATGTTTTGGATCTGATAGATGTTATACGGTGAATACTTGCCACGGATAAAGTCAATGTAACCGAAACTATCCTTGCGGCGTATCATTAAGAACTGCAGTCCGTATTCACTGTGTCTAAACACAATGACACCGTAGCTGATGATAGGCAGTTTACATTGATGAAATGAATGGCCTTGTTTACCACAGTTGTTACACGTGTTAGTATTTGTGCTGGTATTCATGTTCGTATTCATATGCATGTTTGTATTCATATTCATGTGCATGTTTGTACTCATATTCATATGCATGTTTGGATTCATTATTGTATTCATATTTGTGGGTTTATTCATATCAATATATCTATTATAATAACGGCATTATGTTTAAATGATATTTTCAGTATTATTTTACACGAATATAATATAATGTCCGGGAGTGGTTTGTTTAACTTAGGTTTGAACCAAAAACGTTTTGGTGGGAATAATAAAATAGCCGCAGTTTCGGTTAAATTAGGCTCTACTAAGGGGAGAGGCTCGTCTACACGCATGTTTAACTGGTGTGCGCAACATTCTCCAGCTCCATCGTTGTGCATTAGATCATTTACCAATTTCTCATAATAAATATCAAACTAATATCAAATAAAATAATCAAGAAACATATAGTTTAATATTCTATATTTTTATAGTGTAAAATATTAATGCCAGCGGTATATTTAGACCCGAAAGTATGGGGGCCTCATTATTGGTTTTTTTTACATACACTAGCAATGACGTATCCCCATCATCCAAATGCCGTAACCAAAAAGAAGTATTATGAATTTATTCAGAATCTACCACTGTTTCTCCCGGTGGAGGAGATCTCCGGCGAGTTTAGTAAACTGATTGACAAATATCCGGTTGCGCCATATTTGGATAATAGAGACTCCTTTGTTCGGTGGATGCACTTTATACACAATAAGATCAACGAAAAACTTGAAAAGCCGCAGCTATCACTTAACGACTTTTTCATAAAATACTATGATGAGTATAAGTCGCACGACGAGAAGCTTGGGCAATACTACAAGATTAGAGAGAGGGTAATTTATGCGGCAATAATTCTGGGGTTCTCCGGCGCAATATATTATTTATACGACAAGTAATTTTACAGGGCCCAATTTTAATATCATAGATATATATATATATTGTAAATATGAAAACAAATATGAACCTGAGAACCAATACGAAAACAAGAACCAATGCGAAAACAAGAACCAATGCAAGAACGCGAGCCAAACAGGGTGGGAAGGTATTAGCATCAGGTGGATTTGGGTGCGTATTTACTCCCGCGTTAAAATGCGAAGGAGCCGCGCACAGAGAAAAAGGCAAGGTCTCCAAGTTAATGACAGAGAGACATGCTATATCCGAATACAGAGAGATTAACGCATTCAAATCCAAATTAGACACTATCAAGAACTACGAAGACTATTTTTTGCTATATGATGCGACATTGTGTAAACCCGCAGAATTAACCACAGACGACTTAACCGCATTCACTAAGAAATGCACCGCCCTACCGAAGAAAGATATTACGCGGCGAAATATTAATGAAAATCTTGACAAATTATTAATGTTAAATATGCCAAATGGTGGTGTACCCGTTGATGACTTTTTATATACCGACGGTACCATTGAAAAAATGCACCGGGTGCACGTGAGTCTGGTCGAGTTGTTAAAAAATGGAATTGTCCCAATGAATAAAAAACACATCTATCACTGTGATATTAAAGATTCGAATGTATTGGTTCAGGAAACAAAACCGGATTCTGGGTTAAAAACACGGCTAATTGATTGGGGATTGTCTACTGATTATGTTCCATTCGAGGACGAACCTTTTCCGAGTACCTGGCGAAATAGACCTTTGCAATTTAACGTGCCCTTTTCCGTGATTATTTTTTCCGACGATTTTATTGAAAAGTACACATCATTTATTAAGGATGGTGGAACCCCAGATGAAGCACAGTTGAAGCCATTTGTAGCACAATTTGTTGTCGATTGGATGAAGGAAAGAGGCGGTGGTCACTACAAGTTTATTAACGAAATCATGTATATGCTATTTAGTGATAGTATTCCCAATGTTTCTTCGCGGAATATGCCCAAGGCAATAGAAACACAAATAACGATGCCCTATATAGTGGATTATATTGTGAATGTCTTGGTGCATTTTACTGTATTTCGCAAAGACGGGACATTGAACTTGCGCAAATATTTGGATAATGTATTTATCAAAATTGTAGACGTTTACGGTTTTTTGAATATTTACTATCCTATGCTCGAAATATTATACACAAATCATTCCGCGTTAAATAGTGCAGAAATTAATATGTTTAATCACTTGAGATTCATGTTTATTGAATATTTATACAAACCGCGACATAGTTCAATCGAAATGCATATGTTGTATGCCGACTTGAAAATATTGGGAGATCTCATTGATATTTGTTTGAACAGCGTAAAATATATGAAGTTGGTTAGTAGTGGTTCAGATATTGCTTCCGGTTTGAAAACGCGTAAAAGAAGATCGATGCATCAGAAATCCTCGTTGTCTTTTAAACGACGTCCAAAATACAGGCGATTTAAAAACCCGGTTTTTCTGTCACCAAAATAAAATCTTGTAATATTGTATAACAATGAACACTGAATTCAGTAAACTGTGCACCCCGGCCAAGATTTATTTTGCGATCGCGGTGATTGCCTCCGTTGTTGCGCTATTTAGCGGAGTTAGAATAATGGCGGTTGTTTTCAAGTTATTTTTCGCCTTCATCTGGACCTTCCTTTTAGGATGGTTGTGCCAGAAGGGATTTAAGGCTCTTTCGTGGTTTTTGGTGTTGTTGCCCTACATTCTCATTGCGTTGGCCATGTTTGGCATGTACAGAATGAGCAGTGGCCAGCAACAAATGATGAAGACTGTCCAATTGCAAGGCGCATACGGCCAATAAATGGTTGCGTAACTATTGGTGAAGAATGTTAACATGTTCGGTTAGGACATTATTATTTCATATATATTTTATATCAGTAAAATATAGATGAGACTTGAAATATTTGTATTGGGCTTAACCGCATTTTTTGTATATAACGCATACATGGATGGTAAATACACAAAAATGTTGTTATCGTTCAAAAAGTACTACAAAATGATATTTTACGTTTGTTTAGGCGTCGGCATATACGTCTTATTAAAAAGAAACCCGAACCAGGGCAGAAGTATGCTGCTATACGCAAATAACATGGTCAAATTTATGCCCATTGATAAGACCTCTATGGACATGTTGAGTCCGATTATAGATTTTACCTCCAAAAATGAGACGGAAGAAGGCAGCTTTATGGAGTCGTTTAATGGAGTAAGGGCACCCGGGTTTTGCGGGGAAAGAAAAATCACCAGTTCGGGCAAAACCGGAACAAAACGCTCGGTCAGCGAGACTAAAAAGAAGTATGTGGCCTCCAATCAGAATTGGAAATGTGGCAACTGTAAGTCCCAATTAGATCACACCTTTGAAATTGACCACAAAATACGATTAGAATATGGCGGCGGGAATGATGTGGAAAATTTAATTGCACTATGTCGTAATTGCCACGGAAGAAAGACCGCAAGCGAAAATATGTAGGGCCCGTACTAAAATGACATGATAGAATTATATATTTAGCATCTACGGGAGGATTCTCCAAAACGTTATTACTATTATAACAATAATAAATTATTATAGTAATATAGTAAGTTATGAATGCTCTTAAAACAGAAACTCCGCCACTTCCAAATATTTCTGATGTCAAAACCCCCAGTTCGGTATATAGCCTACTGATTGTAGTTGTGCTCTTGATTATTATGTTGGTTTGGATATTAGCCGGCTGGAAAAATCCGATTTCATGGTTCTTTGGTACGTCCGGAGCTGCGCGCACAAATATTTTATATGTTGTGTTATTTGTTATTGGGCTATTAGCGCTTGCATTCATGCTCATGCCCGGTGTAAAGGAGATGGGCAACTTGTTTCGTCAACAAATGAAGGGCGCATTATACGCGATTTTATATACAATAGGGTTAATATTAGTCTTTAACAGCACCTCCACAGATACAATAAATAAATATGCAAAATTGATCACGCCACTGGCAATTATAGCGACGATATTTGTGTTTTACAAGGGCTGGACGTCCAACGCAGAAGATGGTTTCAATGTGAACTATGAGAGAATAAAAACGATGGTATTGATGTTTTGCTTGTTCACAGTGTTTTGTGTCTTCTATACATATGACCCAGGAGGATATATGACAGAGTACTTTGGGTACTCGTTTTTACTAACCATTGTGCTAACTGCGTTTGCTATTGCGTACTTGATCATTATTCTAACCCTACCTGACACTGTCAAGCAGCCTGCTGTCGGCGACAAATCAAGCAATTTCCTACAAAACTTTGGCGGATTTGGCATGTATAACGCGATTGCATTTTTATTGTTTATTATTGCGATGGTAATTGTAATTTCAACTTATCCGGGTGGATTTTTTACGGACAAGACTACTGCTGCGGGCGAAATTATACTTATACTTGCCATTTGTATAATATGGGCTTCGGTTATGGTTATTACGCTGTTCCCCGAAACCCATACGGCGGTAGATGCTACCTCATCAAAGTACCAAGTAAATTACTGGAAACGCGCTCTGTTGGGCCTGTTTAGTGTTGTTATATCCGGGCTTGTCATTGGGTGGATTGCCTACAATGTTCAACATTTGACAGGCAAGACTGGTATAGAACGATTTGTATTGAATATGCTTGTGATAACCGTTGTAATCGGTCTAATCTACAAAACCCTTTTTGTTAAGATACCTGGCGGAGCCCCCAAACAAAATTTGGTATTTTCGCTGCTAACAAATGTAATCTTTTATATTCCTTGTTTATTTAGTGAATTATTTGATTCTACCGAGAAGGGGTCGTTTTTGATGTTGATACTCGCGGTTGCGCTCTTGCTCTTGTATTTTAAGGGCCCGTCAGTGTTTAATACTGTGAATCTTCAGGGTGGAAAACAACTTGTCAATAAACCAGTAGGAACCGATTCGGTATATTCATTGGGCACATACCAGGATTTAAATGGCAGCGACAAATTTGATTACCAATACGCGATTTCGTGCTGGGTCTTCTTAGAGTCGGCTCCCCCGAATACCAACTCGTCTTATAACAAGTACACGTCTCTGTTAAATTTCGGCAAGAAACCAAACGTCCTTTATAATGGAGCGACAAATACGTTAATGGTGACTATGCATCAGAAGAATCTAAAGGATGTGACCAAAAATAAGTTGACAGATTTTGATGAAAATGGTAACCGGATCTTGTATAAGGGCTCAAACTTTCTCCTGCAAAAGTGGAACAATATCATTATCAACTATAGCGGCGGCATTTTAGATCTCTTTATAAACGGAGAACTTGTGAAGTCGGACGTTGGCGTTGTCCCTTATTACACGCTTGATAGTCTGACCATTGGCGAAGATAATGGCGTAAAGGGCGGCATATGCAACGTCGTTTATTTTAACCGCGCGATAACCACCACGAATATTTCGTACTTGTACGACATGGTGAAGGATAAAACCCCGCCGGTTCTAAATGATTCAAATGAAACCATATTGGCACAAAACGTGAATACAACGATTGCGTCCCTTGCGGCAGGCAGCTAAGCGAATAGTTCAACAAATATAATATCAATAACGGCTGTACTATACAACGGTTATAATGAAATATGTGTGAGTATTTCATTATTTTAGGTAGAAAATATCTTCTTCTATATTATACAATGAGCGCCTTAAGCATCGTAGTTACAGTTGTCGTAATTGTGCTTATTTTTATGATTTTGAGATACTTCCTTGCAGACCCGTATACTATTCAAAATATGCAGGACGGAAAGGTTTCTTCCACCATCCCTGCGGCCGCTTTAGCCACAAATGGCAGCGATGTTCCGTCCAGTAACTTTGCGTACTCGGTATGGTTCTATGTCAATAACTGGAATTACCGTTATGGGGAGCCAAAGGTAATATTTGGCAGAATGGGTGCGCTCAGCGGAGACGGTGAAGGATCGATAGATGGAGTTAACGGGTTGGATCCCTGCCCAGCCGTTGTGTTAGGTGCGGTTGAGAACAACGTTTCCATTTCTTTAGGCTGTTTCCCAGGAATAGATCAGCAGCCAACCACCCCCGGAGGTAAGACAGTTGTTCATACATGCTCCGTGTCAAACGTACCTATTCAGAAGTGGGTTAATTTAGCCATCAGTGTTTACGGACGATCAATGGATGTCTATCTTGACGGTAAATTGGTTAGAACATGCTTGCTACCTGGAATCGCAAATATTAACAATAATGCGGACATTTTTGTTACCCCCAAGGGTGGATTTGAAGGGTGGACATCCAAGTTGCAGTATTACCCCAACTCTATTAATCCCCAGGAGGCGTGGAATATATACACTCAGGGATATTCAAGCTGGTCCGGTATGTTT